TTTCTTATACTGTTCTTCGTTAAGATAACCTACTATTCTGTGCTTAGTGTGCATATAATTAGGGTTAAGCAAAGTGCTAAGTCCATTACTTCGAATACTTGTCTATTCCTTTTTTCGCACCAAATATTAGCGTATCCGGGGATATCACAAGGAGTATTCCCACTACCCCTACTCCGGCCCCTACATACCAGGGAACACTTGTAATGTCAGGGAACAGGCATACGGCCACCCCTACTAATGCAAGGATGATTCCCAGAATTGTAGTTACTGGGTCTTTTGTGTTTTTAACGATCTTCTTTTTGATCGATTGTTTTTCGTTTTCCATAGTTTTATTTCCCGTCCGGGAATTTTTTACGTAAGAATCTATTTAAGAAGAACACCCCTGCTGCTGTAGCAAGGCCTGTAAAGAATACAGCCGCCCCATGTATTAGTTCAGGCATTATTTTCGCCCCGCCAATACTTAGGATTGCTCCTATGCTTACACCTTCTACTATGTCTGTTATTGTGTGATTTGCCATTTTAATATTTAATTACCGATACTCTAAATGTTCCGCTTGATGGATCTTTTGCATTTGTCTGATCAGGGTTAATAAATCTTACTGTTACCGTATCGGCTGCCGAAACCCAACACGAGAAGGCTCCATTGTTTGGTACACTTCCATTTGGAGCACCAACCATACAAACGTCTCCTGAAGCTGCCCCGGTAACCGTGACCGTTAAATCTGTCGCTGCTCCTACTGCGGTGCTTCCAAAGTCAAGTGTTGCTGTATTGGTTAAAGTCTTAGCTATTGTATAGCGAGTTGTTGAAGCGGTCGCAAAATAGTTTGTCCCATCAAACTCTACCGCTCCTGCTTCTGGGGTTGTTAAGTTTGTTCCAGAAGTGAATTTTAAAGGCGCTGTATTTGCTGTGGCTGTTCCTGCTGCTATGTGTACCAATGCTGTCGGTGTTGTTGATCCTCCCATAAACATTTTACCTGTTGATGTTATTCTAGCAATTTTACTGGTTCCTCCATAAAATGAATGGTCCGTGCTTGTAGGTACAACGTAATCCATAGAACTTGGACTCGCAGTGAATCCCATCGTATTGTTAAATATTCTTATTTTTAAATTGGTTGCTGCTGTGGAACTAAAATCATTCCCTAGATTAATAAACTTTGGACTTGTCACCCCTCCTACAGTTGTGGTTCCAAGTATCACCGATCCTGGAACGGTCCAGTTTCCAGTAGATGACAATGTGCCTATCTTTGCAATGCTTGAGGTGTAAAATGTGTGATCACCTCCACTAAAATAATCTGTTGAGCCAGGTGACATTGAGAATCCGTATACGTCGTTGTTTCCAACCAATGAAATCTTTATGTTAACACCTGGTGACGAGTTATATTTTGCCGAAAGACTTAATCTTGCAGGTCGAGTAACTGCGGATATAACGCTTTGCTCTCCTATATAAAGAGAGCTATCAAAGTAAGTGGATCTTTTAAAAGTGGCTATGCCCCTTAGTGTAGATCCCATTAGTAATTCTATTGGTGACACTACCTTTAATCCTGTCGAGAAATAGCTGTAACCACCAGATATTACACCAGAACCTATATTTAGCGATCCGGTCACGTTTAGTGAATTATTTATTAAGGATGATTTTTTATGTGTTTGTCCTATTCCGGCCATTATTGAATTAACGATAACGGCATGGCCGTTTTTATTTGGATGAACCGAATCAGAATTTATTAGCAAATAACCACCACTGCTAACCATGTCTTCGTACACATTTATGTATGTACACGACTTTGTATTTGCAATTGTCTTTACTGTTTTATAAACAAGCTTACTTTTTACTGTATTTGTATATGTTACATACAATAATATTTTGGCAGATGGCCAGCCCCTTGCTATAGCCGTATCTATTACTTTGTAGTAAGCGGTTTTAAAGGTAGTTGAATCATAGGTAGTGCATTGATTTCCGGCATCATTTACTCCATATTCAAACATTAGATAAGTATTACTGGATGCTGTATATGTTGGTACTTCGGACAATCTGTTAACCATACTTATGCTTGAACAACCAATCATAGAAGAGCTTGCAACACCATAATTATACACGTTTGCCCCGTTTCTGTTTGTGAATAAATTAGCATAAGTATAGCCAGTTCCTGTATAATTACTAATTCCGGGATAAGCCCCTAATGTAATGCTCGTTCCAAATATGTATATGTTTGATCCATATCGAATAGTATCGGTTCCTCCAACATTTAATTTTGATAATTGAAGACTATCAATTGTTGTAGTTCCTGTAAGTGTTGTGTTATTAATTGCTGGATAATCAGTTCCCGCTACCGCACTACTAAACCCTCCTGATCCATTACCTTTTAAAATTGATGTTCCAGAAGTGGCAGGTGCGTAATCAGTACCAGGCACCGCAAGGCCCCCTACCCCATTAGTTCCAATCTTTAATAGTCCTGTTGAAAACCCTTTTAGCCTGAACTTGCAAGCCACAAGACTGTCAACTTTAGAATGCATAGTTGGGCAGCTCTGTGAATAAGCGGCCCCTGAAATTAAAATCAGTAATAAGAAAATTATTTTTTTCATTATGGTAATAGCTCAAAATTAAATGATCCGTCAAATATTGTTATCCTGTACCTGTCTCCTGATCCGTTAGAGTCGGTCATTATTATACCTTTTGTGATGTCTGATATTATTATATCTTGATTTGAAATTATATTGCCGTTCTCATCCTGTTCGAATCCGTTTGCGGTTCCACCCCCGGATTTGTAGCTCACAAATTTTATAGCATTGAAGTTTAATAGCCCCTTTAAAAAGGCGATATTGGGCTGAAGAAAATTTAAAACAACCTGATCGGTTCCATTGTTTACGCTTACACCGAGAGCCTTGCCTGTTATTCCTTCTAGACCGAATACTGAATGTCTTTTGTCCCACGCTGTTACGGATGGAGGGTTGGTATCGTCTATGGTCGCTACCTGAAATTTACCGTTTGAAAAAACCAAGCGGTATTCGTTCATGTCAACCGATTCGTTCCTGGTTAGGTCTGGGTAGTGATCTATAAATTCTGTGATTACTTTTTTAAGTAGCTCATAAGCTCTTTCTGCATGACCAAGGTCATTGGGGTGTAGTCCATCAACACCAGAGTGGACGGATGGGTCATAGCCAGAAGAATCAGTCAACAGGACTATAAAGTCATGCTTTAGTTCTTCCACAACCTCCCTTATTGCTATATTGGCTGAATCAATTATGCTATCATTGGCGTTTGCCGGAGGAATTAAATAACCCGCATCGGTGCATTTAATGATCTCCATTACAAGAACAGGCACCTTGTATGGTGAATAGCTTCCTATGTAATCAATAATAACCTGATCCGACCCAACAGATTCTATTTCTACAGAATGAGAGGTATTAGAAAGATTTTTAAAGTAAATTACACCCTGTGTTATTCTGTTGTTGTACCCGTCATTATCTGTAACTCCGTCAGCAAGTCCGTTACCGTTCCATGTGCCCATTAACACCCCGTCAATTGTTACAGTAAAGGCCCCCGAAACTTCACTCACGCCATCGGTGCAAACAGTCCCTATCACTAAGTTATTGCCCGAATGACTAAAAGTTAATTTCGACCCTGAGACTGTAGTTTTTAATGCATTTCCCGAAAGCGATAAATCTGCATTCATTCCAATGGTGCCACCAGTAACAGTTGTCCATGTGCCAGATTGCGTTATAGTTCCATCATTTGCGGCTATGGCGTAATTTAGGTTTGCCCTTAGTACGAATGATTTTATCGCATTTTGTATTTTTAAATAAGTTTTTTCATTATCGCCAGAAGCTCTTAGGTCGTTTATCCCCGTCTCCCAAATGCAGGGATTGACATTTTCGGTTGATAAGATATTGGTAAACGCCTCAACCATTGTTCTAAATGATCCGGCACCACTCACCCCAAAATCTTCAGCATTACACAATAGTGTTGAGCAGAAAATATTTAAAAAAGAATGAGCCGAATCTGAAGCATCCGACCCAAACATAATACTGTCTCCAAATCCTGATATGGTTTGTCCAGGCTGAATTACGGCCTTTACAATAGAGTCTACATATTTTTTATTAACAGCATGAAAAGGCTCTTTTGGGGTATCGGGTAGAATTAAATTAAACTCTCCTCCCCCGTCCAGTGTTGTGTCTTCTATTAGGGTGTTGGAGCCTTGTATCAAATAAGGGTACACAGCGTTTATGAATGCGTAAATAGCTGCTGCGCTTACTTGGTTTGGACCTCCTTTGTCAAGATACTGGTCGGTATCCTGCAAGTGGGCGAACTGCCCCTGTGAAACCAATTGCCACGTTAGCGGGTCTGTTCCTGGTGTAATTCCTGATTGTGGAATTGCATTTATATATTCGTAAACATTATTATTGTAGCTTACATAATCAGGATTTACATCTGAATAGGTAGCTGAATTATCGTAAGGTTCAAACCCTGCTGATGCGCCAATGGCAGCCAATTCACGGCAAGCATCAGCGATTATCTTAAGATCAGTATCAAGTTGGGTCCATGTAAGAGCGCTTCCCTTCGCTGTGTATATAGGGTCGTTTAGTATTCTTAATAAAACCTGAGGCAATAGTGCTATACTCATCGTCTCCGTCTCCTTTCGTGTTTATGACAATCAGAAGAAACCCCTGATAATCTTATTGTGGGCAGATTGCTTTCTTTGCAACTGTCCCACAGTTCATAATTTTGCTGGTTGAGAAATTTTTTTACGTCCTCCCAATACTCCATAGCACCAGCATACGCCTGATCCTTTAACCTTTTGATCGTTGCCTCGTTCACGTGTTCGCTTTCTTCTGTTTTTTTGTGCACTGTACCAAAAGCTGTTGCTTCAATATTAGAGTTGAGAACATAACGAGCATATGACAAGTAGGCCAATACTGTTTTTAACCCCTCGTGTCTTAGGGTTTTGGCTCCACAGACAAATTCAGATCCATTAAATAAATCAGAGTAAACTTGTAATGATGGACTTGCGTTGTAGTCATTTATAAAATCCAAATAGAAAGCATCTCCCATTAATTTTTTAAGATCAAACTGCTGTGCCTCCAAAATAAAAGGATCTAGTTTCTTTTCGGTATTAACGTTAACGCTAATCGTCTTAAGATTCTTTATGTCCGATATGGTTATTAATTGCGTCATACTACCGGAGTGGTTGTAATTGGAAGTACCATACTTTGAGCTTCTTCTGTAGTAAATCCAAAAACTAAAGTAATTGTGTTTATTTTTTGTTCATTACCTAAATCACTTTGCAGCACACTCATTAGCGCCTGAGTGCCTCCTATTCCAAGAGTGCTTATCTTGGCTGGCTTTTCCGTAGCTATAGCATTGAAAGTAAGCTCAAGTATTGACCAGTCGTTTGTTTCATTGACTTTGATGTGGAAGTTTTCAAAAATGATTTTCATGTCCTCCTCAAATAACAATCGGTAATCAGTGGTAACCGAGTTGTAAAACTTGGTATCGTCCTCGATATTCTGAGAAGAGAAAACGGCATTGTCTGCCCTTGCTCCCAATAAAGATGGCGGTTGTCCAAAGCACTCCCGGATAGATCGCTTAATGCGAGCGCTTGTACTTTCGTACATTTTATCCTGGTTAGGATTATCGAACCTTGTTAAATCAAAATCATCTTTTGAAACCCCAGATTGCAAAAAAACCTTTCCAGTATTTTCTGGGCCTTGAAAAGTTTTCCAATCCTGTTTTAGTTCCTCCCATTGTTGTTCTTGCTCCTTTCCGTCAAAGTTTTTTGTATACCTAGCAACTGCGGATGGATTAAACCCGTTGTCAAGTTCTTTCTTGGTAAAGGTTTTGATTGACTTATCACTAATGGCATCCTCTATTACTGCGTCAATCGGAGCTAAAGGATATTTTGAATCGGTGTATATTTGGCCGTTGTAATATTGTATCCCTCCTGCCTGTTGTATCTGAGCAAGTGTTACAGACTGATCGTTAGTATACCTGTGATACCAAACAATTTTAGTGGCATCAATTCTGCTTTCTTTTGTACATTCCCAATCCTCATAAACGGCAATCATTCCTTTTTTTTCGCCAATTCCTAAACGGCAATACTCAAAGGGAATATGGGATATTTCTGATTTTTGTAGAAGTCCATTATAGTTTATGTGGTAAGCTCTCCCCCCCATTTGGGCGTAATCAAAAGAGGCTGCCCGCAAAAGCTTATCAGCTGTAAGGCCTTTTTTATTTATGATCGAACCATAAAAAAGCTTGTCCTTGAACCCTCCTCCTACAATATATTTGGCGAATAATTCTACTGATCTTTTGGCTGTACCTGAAGCGTTGATAATATCAATAATACGTTGAGGATAGCGATTGTCTGAGTCATACAATTCAATATGATCAGTTTTGCTATCCTTAACTGTTACCCTCTTATCTACCTTAGGTACGTTGCTTTTCATATAAAATAATCTGCGTATCCGATTTCAATAAACCTTCTGGCTAATTCATCGGTAGTATTATGAAATGTAAAATGGTCTTTGGGAAAGCCCAATGATTGATCCCACATATGCGTGTCAATAAGCCTTCCTCTTTTCATTTTGATTGTCGGGATAACCTTGTCACGGTCTCGGTACATTTTCTTATATGCGTATTCAACAGATCCCTTGCATGTCCATGAAGGACAACTGACCTCCCCATACATTTCTGTGTACAAAGAGGTCAGTCTGTCTAAGTTTTCCTTGAAATATTTTACGCCTTTTTCAATCTCCTCTTTTCTTGTCATTCTACAGTAACGATTCTATTAAAGCAGCAGTCGTTGCAAGGTCTGTCAAGAATATAGTATCGGGTGTTCTTGGCTCTTTCTCCCCATCGGCAGTAGCAAGCGTGATCACCCATGCGCCTTGCGTATCTGCATCATTCTTAGTTGAATTACCAGTTGTTACCTGTAATCCCAGGAACCTACCATAAAGTTCATAAACAGCGTTTCCGTTTACTCCCTGGTTATTGTTTTTGATGATCGCCACAAACGTCCCGTTGTTCATGCCGTCAATAATGGCTTTAGTTTCAGGAGAGTTGTCGAAAATTCTAAATAGAACCTGATGCTTCCATCCGTTCAAGAATGCCGCTGGTGCTGCATCTACTTGTGGTTCTGTAGAATTCTTAAAACCCTCAAACTTATAAGCCTGTGCCGCTGGTGAGGTTACAAGATTGATAGCCTCAATAATTTTTGGGTTGCTTACGTTTTCATCGTAATCAATAATGTCTGCTTTGTTTATAAGGATAAGCTCATCACTTACGCCTCCTACAAAGTTGTTGGAGCAATTTCTCAAAATGCCCGCTGCAATGCCTCCGCAATTACTCATGGTCTGTTCCCTCCTTAGTAAGCAAATTGTAACAAATCATCATCACCAAACTTAGCATCCAGGTTATAAGCATACTTCCAGGTAAACTTCTCTGTGTCCTCAGTATAATAGGCCTTAAGCTCGGTAAGTGTTTTTTCTTCTTCGGTTCCAATAAGCACATTTGACTTTGCTGCAAATACGATTCTGTGTGGCAAATACCATTTTGTGCCATCATTGAAATACTGGTTAATCATTCTATCCCAGAAAGAGAACACGATTAGTGTATATCCGTCTGATTTTAATGTTAGTATTCCATTTTCGATTCTTTCGTATGCCATATCAATACTTGGGAAAGCAAATTTTCTTTCTCTTTTGTATTGATCTGCCACTGATTTTGTTACAAGGAAAATAGGTGTTTCGCTTCCTGATGTCAATCTTTCATCAGCATCGGTAACCATAGTATCAAGTACCTTTGTTACGAGCTGATTTGATGTATCAGTATCATTAAACCTTTGCAGCGCATAGGTTGATTTGGCGTTTTTTGTCGCAAGGTTTTCAGTTGGGCCTGTAGTCTTCCGTGTGTTGTCCGCTGCTACTATTGCAAACATTTGCTTGAATAGCCCGTCAATTACATTGAAGTATCCTAAGTCTGTCCCGTTCTTGATAACCCCAGCAGGTGAGCTATTATAGTTAGCCGCTGCGGTATCTCCAAACCATGCGTGTCTAAAAACACCATCCATCATTACGTCTGCAATTCTCTCTTCCAGGAAAACAGCAAACTCTGTCCCTCCTAGATCTTCTTTGTTTACTCCTGGCTTAAGTCCCCAAACAAAGAATGTTTCAATAAGATCGTCTGCGCATTGATCGAACCTATCTCCTATTCTTTTTGGAGTCCACGTCTTATCAATTGATCTGATCTGCCCATCATTAGGGGTCATTCCGCAAGTTGTTTTTGCTTTACCAGAAAGCCCTTCAAACAAGCCAATAATAGCAAGTTGTTTTTCGTGCTTAATCCCTTTTATAAGGGTGTGGAAATCGCCAATTCCTGGCTTTTCATAATATTTAGATAAGATCGCTTCCGATAAATCCTTGATGTCTTCTCTATCAAGTGTTAAATCTGATGTGTTAAATAAGCCCATGACTTTTTATGTTTAATGTTTTGTTTATTATTTCTTGTTTTTCTCAGCCTGCTTAGCCTTGTATTCTGCCATTCTTTCTTTTAGAGGACGGTCATCTTTTTTGGTATCGTCGCTTCTGAATTGATTTTTAGCTTGGTGTTCTGCAGGCTTTCCGTTCATTGCCTTCAAAATGGTTTCAAATTCTGCTACCTGTTCGGCAAGCGTTGCAGTGTCTTTTTTGTTTTCATTCAACTCTGCTTTCATAGTTGAATTTTCCTTTTCCAGATCGGCAATTTTTTTATTAGCCGTTTCCAGTTTTTTTTCTGCGCTGTCCTGCGCCATGTCTGTTACTGCCGTGATTACTCCGGCACCTACTGTGATAGACACATTAAGAGACGGCAATACGTATTCTCCTTCTGCTAGCGCACCATCAATGGTTACCATGTTTCCAGCTACCGGAACACCTGTAATTTCAGATCCGTCAGCGTTGGTAATGTTTAGGTTTTTTCCGTCTTTGTCTGGAACCATCAATGCTTTTGCAGGAGTCTTTTTTTCTTCCGGTTTCTTGCCAGCCATAAAAGATTTTACAGCGTCTAGTGTTTCGCCCATTTTTGACAATAGGTCTTTTGTTTCTTTGCTCATAGGAGTTTCGTTTAGTCGGGCTACTGCCTTATAATCTTTATTGAGTGTTAAATTTTCTGTGGGTGCTTTTGTGGCGAATCCTAGTTTCACCGCCATTTCCGGGTCGATGTAGGCTTCCTTTTTCATCAAAGCATCAAGGGCTATTTTTTCAAGTCCTGTTGCTTTTGCATAAAAATCAATCAGCTTATCTTCTTCTGCTCTAATGTCTGCCGCTGCTCTTTCCATTTCATCGGCATCCCCGGAAACGCTTCCAATCCAAGGATTGTGAATCATTAAATTGCAAAGGGGCGTACGAACTGATCCAGCGAGAAAAATTACCGTAGCTATCGAAGCACATTTATTAACTGCGATTGTGGTTACTGGCTTTTTGATTGTTTTTAAATAGTCGTGAATGTCGTATCCAACATCACAGAAACCTCCCAGGCTGTCTATTGTTACCTCAAAGGATAATGCTTCTGGCTGAGATTTTACTTGGGCTATAACATCCATTAGGTCAACCCCTTTAACAAGGTTACCCTGCTTGTCTTCATAGCTTCCTATATCTCCGATTATGTTAATCTTCCCAATCACTTTACAAAAGTGTGAAATGATTGTAAAATTATACTCTCACATTTGTGATAGTGGCACATATATTGTATATTAAGGTTTTATGAAAAAGATCATATTTGTATTGCTGGCTGTTGGATTGATGGCTTGTAAAAAAGATAAAGAAACAGAATCCTCGTCCGGTTCTGGGAGAGCCGACGATGTAACAATTCATACATATTTAGGGTATGCTGGCTATAGAGTTACTTATGATACTATAGTTGATGGCGTTAATAGGGATACTTTTAATTATCAAAGCCCTGTTGTTTTTTCAGAGCTTGACAACACAGCGGTTACAGTGATGCTTAACGGGGCCGTTGTATCGACTGGTTATACTGGATCTGATGGTAAATATAAAATATCCGGTCTCTCTATGGGCAATGAGTATACCTTTTCGATTAAAAGCAAAACATTCCACTCTGACCATGATTATTATTACTCGGCCACGTATAAAGCTAATTCTAGTTTATTGCCATCCATTTACCATGTTAATTTTGGCGACGGCAGAGGTATTACAAATGGAACAGGAAGTACATCGACTGGTACTGCAAATCCTTGGATTGAATAAATTAATAGTTAAGAATATATGGCTTTGACCCAGAAAGGATGTAATCATAATTCTTGAAATCTTTTTCATCTGGCCTTCTAATATATAATTGAATCTCCTTTGCCTTAAGATCAAGAAGCTCGATAAGATAGTTTATGGACGTACCAACGGTATATATCCTTTCGGCCCTTTCTATAGTAATACCCCAGTCAATCATTGTGAATCCTTCAATAGGTTTAACTTCTATTGACCTAAGGCTATTGTTTGGCTTAATATCACAAACCCCTGTCATTTCTGTTCTAAAGTTTTTGTTAATAAGATTATACGGCTCACCGTCTTTTATTCCATGCTGAGACAACAAGTGATTGTAAAGAAATTTTTCAGCCTCATAATCTCTGTCAAATTTTAATTTCTTCCATTCCCTCCAGTCTTTTTTGAAATAAATATACTTTGACTTCATACAATCAGTATATGGCACTTTACATATTGAGTCAGCAAACCTTAAAGGTATAACCCTTGTATCTTCACTTAAGTTATACTCTATATTTTTATTGTAGTTAATGTATAGATAGTTTTTGTCTATAAATGTTATATCGGGAAAATGTTTTTGGATAGACACGTACTGAGATTCAACAGGCCATATTATTTTGTGTCCCTCTTTAACCAAGTCCTGTATGGCTTTCATTGAGAAAATAATATCTCCAAGCCCCCTGAATTGATTTATTATTAATGTTTGTTTTTGTTTTTTTTCAAATTTATCAACATTAAACCTAACCACTTTTCCATGATAACCAAACTGACCGTTATAAACATTATCCTGTCCACCGTGGCCTTCTATGCTGAATATTTTTGCAATAGTATCCGGCGCATATTTTATTCCTTTTGATTCCAGGTACTTTCTGTATGTTCTTCCAATATGGTGATCTTCTGGGTGCAATTGGCTTATTTTATTATCATTTGCGCATATATCTATTAACTTCTTTGATCTTAAAGAGAATCCTCCATTCCCAACATTCATCCCATCTTTGTACCACCATGTAGCTCCTATGTAATCGTATTTTAGGAATTCATCAGTCCATGCCTTATAGTTCATTACATACCCATCGTGCTGTACTATCAATGCATATTTGGTATCAATATATTTGTGCAAGTCTTTCAGGATAAACCTAGAATATTCTTCTATGGTTGATAGCCTTTGGATTACAATGCTATTTGTATTATTGCTAACTATAGATGATAATATTTTAACAGAGGCAAAATTTATGTTTTCGCAACTTTTATTGATCGCATATTCTATCCTCTTTAAGTCCACGCAGTCCACTCCGATTAATGTTACTTCTGGTAGGTTAAGTTCCTTAAAATCACTTGCAATGTCAGGTTCTTCATTATGATTCATGGAGCTATCAAATCCTATATGTTGGACTACAGAAGGCACTGAACATACTACTTCGTATCCTTTTTTATTAGACTCTATGCAAGCCTTATGATCCCAGTTGCCTCCATTTTTTAAACAATCCACAAGAACAGGTCTTATTGTGTCAATATAAATATCTTGGTCTATGCAAAAATTAATCCCTCCAACTGATTTCTTTTTACAAAATCCGTTTCCATTATAGGTAATTGGATGCCGCTCTGATCCATCTTTATTTTTGTTTACAGAGTGAAATCCGGTAACTATATTTTCTTTATGTTTATTTTTTAATTCTGTCAACACCTTAATAAAATCATTCCTTACTAAAGCGTCAGAATCCAAATTTATTAGCACATCACAGTCTAGTTCTATAAGTTTGTCAAACCCTATAACAAGGCTATCGCATACACCTTTTTTTCCTGTTCTTTTAAAAATAGGCATTACACCATTTAAAAGTTGTGAGAAGTTATTTATAAGTTCAATTGTTTTATTGTCAGTGCTGTTATCATCGACTATTATTATTTTTGTTCCTTGCTGAATTTCGGCCCTTAATAAACTTTCAAATGTTTTTTCTAGATACTCCGGTCTGTTGTATGTGCAAATTACTATACCTGTCTTCATGTTATTTTTTTTGAGCCATTACCATAAATGAATTATTTAAATCAGTACTTGAGATAAATATATTGTCCCATTTATCTGATTGATCTGTAAAATACCCTTTTATTATTTCAGGAGTAAACATATTACAGTGTTTTCTATTGTGCCATCCCCTCCAATAAACCTGAGAAAAATCCGGTAAATACAAAAATAATACACCCCCTGTTTTTATATGACCTCTCCAATGATCTAGCACGTCAACCCACGAAGGTATATGTTCAAGGCAATGTGAAGAAAAGATGTAATCCATTTCTTTTTCTGGCAATCTCCATGAATCGAAGTCTTTGTTTATTTCAGGATCAATAGGGATACTTCCTGGATAGCACCATTCCTCCCTGTTGCATCCTATATCATAGCCCCTTCCTTTACACACATGCTTTGCAAATGGTATGGCAAATTGTGCAGCATTTCCTTCGCTTTGAAACTTTGGGTATAAATTGCCCTTGAATTCAATTACATTTATCATATAAAATATTTTTATCTCTTAATCTATCTGTATAGTTTACATTTTTTTTTATTTGATATGAATATCCTGGATACTGAATAGCAACCTGAGGGTCGCATAGAAAGACATTTAATTGCTTATTCTTTGAAAGATACCCCATGTATCTATCAATATTATCCATGATTGAATAGTTATGTGCCAATATTTTATCATATGCTTTCTTTTTTATAACAACACTATGCAATGAAGAAAAGTCCAGAACTTTTATAAACCCCTTAGTCTTGTAATCAATTTTATATTCATATGATCCACCTAGATAAACGTCCCAATCTTGCGGTAGCAAATTCATATTGTCATTAAACACCCTGTATGAATCTTTTGAAGAGAACATTATATCGTCCTCAAAAATATGTAAATATGGTTCTTGGTAGTTCTCGATAATAGCCTTTCTAAAGCTCATCGATATTCCTTTTTTAGGGTCTACATCTTCAACGGCTTTCATTATCTCAAAATCTTTGTACCCATGAGACGCAAGCTCTTCTACGGTTCTGTCTCTTCTTAATTTATCTCGTTCAATATTTATAACTAGCCTTTTCACGATTCCATTTGTTTTTTTGCCCGGTAAACAGTTGCTTCTCCAATATTTAGTTTAACAGCGGTTAATCTTACGGCCTCGGTCGGCAGATGTCCCATTTTAATAAACACATCAAACTCATTATATATATCACGATACCATAGCATAGTCCAGGCCATTAAAGACTTAGAAACAAGTTCTTTTAGTCCGTGACTTTTATCTAGTTCGTTAAGTATATCGATTGATCTCATTTGGTTACGTTTGCCCTGTCTACCACTTCCGCCCTCTTTGCAATACCGCTTGTAATATCTCTTACGCCAACAACTATTTGAAGGCTCTGTATTGTATCCTTCATTGCGTTTATCTGTTGCTGTGTTTCTTGAACTCCTCCTGAGTTTACACGTGCAACAAGACCTCCATCGGCAAAGTGGTTTCTTTTTACGGAGCCTCTATTTTGAGCGCTAAAGAAAGGGTTGCCATGAACTGAGTTAATAGCCGACAGGTGTCCTAATGTTTTAGAGTCATGTCTGTTCACAACTGCTAACACCTCTCCCCTTTCTGCCTCAAATACAGTTCCGTCGGTTCCGGTAAATGTTGTTCCTCCTGCGCTGTGAAGATTTCCGCCTATGTGGATAAGTCCACCTTTTGCGAGTTTTGATTTTTCAGCTTGAAGCTTTAGAACTTGGGCAACTCCAAGGGCCGTTGAAATAGCAGCGAATACGTAACTTGCAGGAGGAGGAGAAGAAGATAACGCCTGAACCACTGCAAGGGCAGCTCCTGCGGCAGCCTGAATACTCTGAATATCTAGTGCATCTTTGGCTGATTTGCGTCTTGCGTCAGCTTCTTTTTTGTCGTACTTTTTATTTATTTCGTCTTGCTTCTTTTTATCATTACCTACAGAGGCTAGTTCTTTTTTTCTTGCGCTTTCGTTCTTTAAAATTTGAGTATTTAAACTTGCCTCGTTTATGGTTAAGGCAAATTGAGCTATATCATTTATGCCCTTCTTAATATCATTATATTGCTTGTCCTGCTCCCTCTTTCTTGCCTCCTGCTCTTTTTTAATATCTTCTGTGCGCTTCTTTTCTCCCGCTTCATTAACAGCTGTAATATCATCCTGATATTTCCTTTCAAGTTCCAGCAGTGTTTGTTTTGACTGCTCTTCTACTGCAAGTTTTTCAAGTGCTATTTTTTCCTGATTAGCGTTCTCTTGCAATGATTCAGTAGTCAACTGAGCCAATCTTTCATCAGCAATTTGTTTTTGCAAGGCTTTCTCTTCTTCAAATCGGAGACGCATTAATAATATCTTCTGAGCATCATTGTCCTTGATCTTTGATATTTCGTAATCAAGATTTGATACTACCCTGGCTTGTCTCTGGTTTTCAAGGTTTAGCTCGGCCTGATTAATTTCCTGTAGTTGTTTTACATAAGCCTCGTAAGCCTTTTGTCTATCAGCGGCAATTTGCTCTTCAAGTGCACTAATCTTATTTTGATTCTTTTCTCTTAGCGAAATAAAAGAAGTTTCAGCATCTATTATTTTCTTTTCTAGGTCTGCCTGCTCCTGTGCTAACTCGTCGTTTATAGATAGCGCCTTTTGTCTTAATTGAATTTTCTTTTCCTCAGACTTTGCTTCTTTTATATCCCTTTCAAGCTTCTGATTAATGGCGGATTTTTCCCGTTCATTTCTTTCAATAATCAGGGCAAGCCTTTGCTTGTCTAAGGACTGTTGTTTTTGTACAGAGCTTTCTTCAATTTTATTGGCTCTCAACAAAAGGTCTATTCTTTCCTGATCTGTTAGAGATTTGTTTTTGGCATTAATTATTAACTGTTGTACAATCTGATTGCTCTTTGCATTGGTTACATCAAGATCCCTTTGAGCATCATTGATAGCATCTATACGGATGGCGTATTCAAAGGCCTGTTTGGCTGCTGCTGCTAACTGGTCGGCATATGCTGATAATTTATCAGAGCTGTTTGTAATACCTGTTTGAAATTGTATAAGAGCGTCAAACCCTGTTTTAGCTGCCTCTTTAAAGTTTCCTTTGAACAGCTCGCCAATAGCATCACCAAGGACCAAGAAAGATGTAAACCTATTGATAATATTGTTTAAAATTGTTTCTCCTAAATCCTCTAGTGCTGAATCAAAACTTTCTACTCCCGTTAGAATGTCCGTTAATCTCCCTCCTAGCTCTGCCACAAATCCGCTGATCTCTTTTGTTACTGCACCAATAGCCCCAAGCGCACCCTCTAGCTTTGTTGCTCCATCGTCGGTTTGCTTGAAATAGCTTATTAGTTGAGCTAGCAGGACTACTAGTATTCCAATGCCGGAGGTAATGATAGCCCCTCCTAATGTTTTAAATCCAGCCGAGGCAAACTTTAAGCCCTGTGTTACTCCATTGAATCCTTGAGTTAATCTTTGAACTTCTGGGCCGAAAGCACCGAGTTGGGTTTGAATACCGGTTAGCGCTTCTTTGTAATTACCAACATTACGAGATGTATTACCAATTGCAGACTCTTGCTCTTTAAGTCTATCCGATAGTTCTTTAATTCTTGCCGTCTGCTCCTTTGAAGGATTGGCTAAGTTTTTATACTCTGCTGTTAACTTTGACAGCTCCGCCCTATTAGCAGCAATACTCCCAGCTTCATATTCAAATCCGGCCGCTGTTTTTTCTACAGCCAATTCAAGGCTTTTCTGTTCCTTTGTTAAGGCTTTGATTTGGGCATTGTACGCCTCGAACGTTGCTTTTCCTTCTTGCGTTTCTACATTAAGGGCTGCCTGCTCTTTTTTTAAAGCCGCAATTCTATCCTTTACTGAAACGATATTTTGAATGCCTTTTTGGGCATCAATCTCCAATTGCAATATTATCTTTCTGTCATCAGCCATCACATACGCACCAATTGCGCTTTTACACTTTCGTTACTAACATAGTCTTCCACAATATTCAAGTAGAAATAATTGCCGAAGTTTTTTATATATTTTAGTTTAAGGAAATCAAGATTGCTTATGTCTGCATCCGTCAGTCGAACAAAACAGGTAACCACCTTTAGGTTTATGAACATATTAATAAGCTCCTTATAATAGTTTTCCAAAAGGTACTGACCTGTTAAATTATAAGGCTCTAAAGCATCCGACCAGTAAGCCATAGGCGTTGTTGCAGTATCTCCGCCTACATTATTCACCCCATCTGTATAAGTTATATTATCACCATTTGGAGCGCCTGGATATTTTCTATATATCGGCCTTATAAGAACAAGCCTACTATCTGAACTAATTGTTTGCTCATACTGAAGGGTACGTACCTCCCAATAAGCTAATGAATCAGGTGATGATGGGTTGTTTCCTGTTGTGGTTGCAATAGCCACGTAAATTATGCCTCCATAATTGACCTGGTCATCCTGCTCATATGTTTTTTCCTGATCCCATACATCGGCCTCTATTTTTGTGAATCTTGGAATATAGACACCCTGGTTTGTAGTGTCAGTAGAATATTGATCTGATCTTATCTGCCAATAAGATGTATTGTAATAATCAATAGCAACAAGCCCAGTAATATTTTGAATGCAAACGTATATCACTCCGTTTTTACCCACTTCGTCACCAATGCTATAGGCATGGAATAATTGCCATGTTGGCAAATCAAAATAATCCTCTAATGGCAGTGTCTTAAATTTGTATGTTATACCTCTTATATTTTCTACTGGAAGAGCAGAAGGGTATAGCATTTCAAATAAATCTGTTTTGGCATTTAAAGTTGTGTCGTTTATAGAAAAAGAAGAGTCTCCAAAACCCTTTGTTCCATCGTCCGGCTTCCACTTGAAGTAATTATTCTGACAGTAATCTCCTATTCTATAGTTTATAGTTGGCACTATCGAGGTGTCTAATTTGTCACTCCAATCTTCCGCCTGGTCGATATTCTTTTTGATCTCTGAGAATTGAGTAAAAATTATTTCGTTTTGATTGCTGGTAACAATTAAGCCGAATTCCTGACAGAAGGATTTTATAATGTCTTTTAGCTTAAGGTCTGGCACCAAATAGTTGTAATTAGCAGTTCCCCCTAACGGTATAGTACTTATATTTTGAATTGATACCGAATTAACCGAAGAGCTTGTATTTGTTATTGACCATTTAATTGCATAGAACTGTATCTTTATTTCATCTCCTGGCTTAACATCTACAGTAAAAGAGTCATTAAAATATACAGCTGTAACATCACCTGACGAGTCCGGGTAATCTCCAATAGGAATAATTCTTATTAATATATTATTTTTGAATACTCTATAATTTTCGCTTCCGGTTAATCTAATTGTAGTAAACAATAGGTTGGTGTCTATTTGAACGGTTCCATAATAGGTAGATCTATACCTTGTAGTATTTAATGTTTGTGGAGGAATCCATGAGGCCGGATACGATATTGTTTTAGGATTTACAAAATCTCTTATAAGGTTGGTGCTTGTATTATAGTCTACAGAAAATAAAGCAAGTAAATTACTAATGTTTGGCCCGTTGGTTATTGTTACACCGTAGTCATTTAATCCTCCTGGAGCTAGCACTTGTAAGCTTCTGGCCTCTAAATCAACATCGTTTGTCTCTTGCTGGTCTGGGCTAAGAGTCAACGCCTGATCAAGGTAAATACCGTGATTAAATATTTCACCGCTCTTTGTGTAGCTGGTCTTGTTGAAAATTTTATCAATTATAGTCGAGTACCTTAATGCGAAACATTGATATTTTATATCAACAGGCGATAAGACTGCTCCCCAATTTATTAGCGGCATGCAAGTATCGCTAGTGCCATTTAGGTATGCAACATTATTTGAAACAACCGTATTAACATCATATGTATGATTAAATGATGACCAGTCGATATCTTTAAGGGTTAGATCTCCTAGCTGTGAAAAGAAGTCATACATTCCTGAATAAAGAGTAATAGAATACTTACCATTAAACTCTTCTACAATAGCCACTCCATTTACAAATATTGGGACGCCATTTTGAATATATGTCATTGGCAATTTCCTGTACGGAATATTGGTGTTGCTTTCCGTCTTATTTGAAAATCCAAGAACATTCTTATTGTTTCCTGTATCAGGAACGCTAAATGTATTTGAGAAATTAGCCTGCCTGTTTTCAAGCTCTGCAATATTATTAACCTGATACGTAAGGGGTATCGGCTCATCCGGTGACAGATCAACTAAGTGCTCGTTAATATATAATTGCCTACTCAATTTTTGATCGTATTAATTGGAACGTCCATTATTTCAAAGGACATCTCATGTAAATATTTTTTTGTTTCCTGAATAAGAAAAGATCCAGGAACTATTCTTACTTCTCTACTTATTTGACCTTCTGACCATATATAAACCTTGTTTGATAGTAGTAATTGTTTTAGACCTATTTTTTCCTGAAGGGTTATATTGTCAGCGTAATATGTAACTTTACCTCTGGCATCTTTGCCTATCTCCGATTCTGGATTGGTGATATCTCCTATCCTTGTATAGTCTTTTGCAAAAGTTCCTATACTAACGGTTTCCAATTCCTCGGTTTGGTTCCTGTCAAATAAATAAGAGTCCCATCCGCCTATGGTGTTTTTCCAAATAAAGAATACTGGATTTTGGTACGTGCAAGACCTATATTCAATAAGCTTTTCCTCGCTAATTCTAAATGGCCCAGCTGGTTCTACATATCCACATAGTACAGAGTTTTCAGTCTGTACTGTCTGTACTCCTTGTGGAGATGTATAATATATTTTTTGGTTTAAAGTGAACCCGTCGCACCATTGTTTAATAATAGTTCCATCGGCTAACTCAAAGTCATTGAAGCATGGTGTAATATCATTTGGAGGACTAGCGTTGTCTTGTGTTTGAAAGGGGAATGTAAGTACCGTTATTTCATTTGCTGTCATTGCGTACATGGTGACAGTCAAAGTTGACCCGT